AGAAGAAATAAATGAATTAATAAAAAGAAAATATGATTTAAAAACAACTAAACAAAGTAAATATCAAAGAGGAATTGAATTAACAAAATTAGCTATATTAAGAAGAAAACACTAAAAAATATAAAGATAGTCTAAACAAAAACGATAAAAAAAACTCTAAAAATAAAAAAATCTCTACAGAATCGGAAATCGAAGAAAGATTAATAGACGAACAAAAATTTAAAGATATAACAGGACTTCCGAGCGAGCTTATGCGTAAAACTATCGAAGAGCTTATATTTGAATACGATGAACCTGCAACTTTAAAATTATGGGTAGAGATTTATTATAAAATATTACAATCTCAAGAGAGAGCGCAGAAAATTAAAGAACGAGATTTAGAACTTATAGAAAAAGACTTTGTAATGAAATATATAAGTAAATATTTAGAACTATTAAACAGAACTTTATTAGATTATCCCGAATCGGCAATCGACAATTTAATTGCGCTTGCTAAAACGGAAAACAAAAATATTCGCGTTACTCTAATCGAAGATATGACTAAAGATATATCGCGTATGTTAGAAGAAACAAGAGAATTAATTAAACGAGAACTTAAAGAGTTAATTTATAAATACGAATTAAAAAACGAAAACGGAGACGAAGAAGATTAATTATGAGTAAACTACATGAGTTAGTTTTTATGTCAGATTTATTAGATTCTCTCACTATAGAAAAAAAATACGAAGAACCGAGCGACTATATTGAAAGAGTGCGAAGTTTAGATAAAGAACTTTCGCCTATTCCAGGATTTTATAAATTTTCGCGAACTCCGTATTGGAAAGAAATTTTAAATCAAATGTCGCCAAAATCATCTTTTCAAAAAATCGTCATAATGAAAGGAGTGCAAATCGGAGCGACAACGGGAGTGCTTGAAAATATAATCGCATACAATATCGGAAGTAATCCTCAACCGCAGCTATATATTTCAGCTGATAAAGAATTAGTCAAGTTAGCGATGGAAGTAAAGATTGAAAGAATGATAGACTCTTGCAAATTAAGAAACCGTATCTTTTCGCAAACGGGAGTGCATACGCGAAAAAGCGGAGACACTACTTTTCAAAAAGATTATATCGGCGGTTTTCTTGTCGCTATCGGAGCGCTCAACCCGGGTAAATTACGAAGTATGAGCTTTCCTTTCGTGCTTTTCGACGAGCTTGACGGTATGCCTGATAAAATTGGAAAAGAAGGCGACCCCGTTTCTCTAGCGGACAATCGAACTAACGCTTACGCTTCAAAAAGAAAAATCTTATATATCTCTACGCCTCTTGTAGAACAAACAAGCAAGATTTACAGATTATATATGCAAGGCGATAGAAGAAAATATTATGTGCCATGTCCGAAGTGCGCTAATTTTCAAGAATTGGTTTGGCACGGAGTGGACGAAAGCGGAAAGATTTACGGAATAATTTTTAATCATGAAGACGGAAATATCGACTATGACTCGATTGGCTATAAGTGTAAATACTGCGATTACATCATGAAAAATTATGAGAAGTCGGTTTTTTTAAATAAAGGCGAATGGAGAGCGACAGCGAAAGCAAACGACCCGACTCTCGTCTCTTATCATATTTCAGCTTTATATTCTGCAGTCGGAATGTTTTCGTGGGAGAACATGGTCCAAAAGTGGAGCGAGGCATGGGATATAAAAAATAATAGATTAAAAGATAAAGAAAAATATAGAGAGTTTAGAAATCTAATGCAGGGCTTACCTTTCGAGGAGCGCGGAGAGGCTATACGCGCGGAAAAAGTTAAGCAAAATAGAAGTTATTATTATTTAAAAAATCAAATTAATAATCAACGATTCAAAGAAGAAAGCGGAAGCGAATTATTACTTTTAACATGCGCTGTGGATGTGCAAAAAAATGGGCTTTGGATAGATATAAGAGGCTGGTGCGAGAGAGGAGTATCTTATTTGATTGACGCGTTTTTTTTGGAAGGCGAAACGGAAAATTATAACTCGATAGTTTGGAAAAAACTTGACGATTTAGTAATGAATAAAATCTGGACGGACGATGAAGGACGAAATTATAGAATAGCATGCACTTTTATCGATAGCGGAAAATACACTAACTATGTTTACGAATTCTGCAAAATGTATGGAAACGGAGTATATGCGATAAAAGGAGACGATTACATCGCAGGCGGACTTACCTATAAAGCTTTTAAAAAAGAAACTATAATAAAAGTCGGACTACCTACAGCGCTTCATATAAACACTACTAAATTAAAAGATTTTATAGCGAGATGTTTTAATTTGCAGATTGAAACTAATAAACTATTGCCCGATTGGTTTTGCAATTTTCCTCATGATTTTGGAGACGACTATTTTGAACATTATACTGCAGAAAATAGAATAGACGAATACGATAAAATAACTAATAAATATTTGCGAACGAGATGGAAACTTACGCAAGGACGAGCAAATCACTTATTCGATACTCACTGTTATAATCTTGCAAATTTAGAATTCTTCGCTACTAATATATGTATGAGTGCGCTCGGTTTATCCGCTCTGGATTGGCAAGAATTTTGGAATTATGCGAAGTTGGGAATTTTTTATAATAAAGTCGAATAAAAATTATCGCTTATATTGTATTTTTTCGTATTTATTTTATATATATCGTTATGAATAACGAAGAAAACAACGAATTAAATAATACTAACGAAGAAGTCGCTCAAGGCAATAAACTTCAAGATGTTAATAATATCTCTTCTCTTTCAAGTAAAGAATATTATTATAACGAATATAATAATTTAAGAATAATACTTGCAGAATATGATAAAGCTATATTTAACTTGACGAAACTTAATCATAAAAGTTATACGCTCAATACAGGACAGACGACTCAAACTGTAACGCGTCAAGATGCGACTCAATTACAAAACGCAAGAAGAGGAATATTAAATCAAATACGAGAGCTTGAATTATTTTTAGGAATAGGAAAGAAGGGAGTAATAAAAGTAGAGTGCGGTTGGTAAAATGAAGTTAAATTTTTTTGGTTTTAATATCAATATCGATAAAAAGAAAACTAATCATAGTTTTAATAATATAAACGATATAGCGACTAACGATAAATACAATTATTACATTGCCGATATCATGCAAACGATTTTTACGGGCGACCCCTACCCTGGCTCGTTCGGACTCACTAAAGATTATGTTTTTGTAGATTATTATACTTTAAGAATTAGAAGCGTGCAGTTATTTAAAGAAAATCCTTACGCGCGCGGAATATTCGAGCGACTTCTTGAAAACGAAATCAACTCTGGACTTTCTTTAGAAGCAAATCCAATTTCGCTTTATACCTATTTAGAAGAAGAAGAGACGAGCGAGTGGATACAAAAAGTAGAAACGGATTTTAAAATTTGGGCGGAAACTCCCGAACTCTGCGACTATTACAAACAAAAAACTTTCGCTCAATTACAAAACGCTTTAAGATTTACTTCTCTCGTGAGCGGCGATTGTCTTGTCGTTTTAAGAATTAATCCTCAATCGAAAACTCCTCAAATTCAACTCATAGACGGAAGTAATATTCAAACGCCTCTCGGTTATGAATGTAGAAAAGGAAATACGATAAGAAACGGAATAGAATATGACAGCTTGGGAAGACAAGTCGCTTATTATGTTCGTCAAGTATGTTTCAACGAAAGTAATTTTGAAAATAATATTTTAAATTATAAAAGAGTTCCCGCTTTTGGAGAGAAGAGCGGACGAAGAATTGCATGGCTTGTTTACGGCAATAATACGAGACTTTTAAATAACGATAGAGGCGAGCCGATTTTGTCTCATGTTTTATATATGCTTAAAGATTTAGACAGGTATAAAGACGCAGAAATGCGAGCGGCGGTCATAAACGGTATGCTTCCTCTTTTTATCAAGAAAAGCGAAGGCTTGGGTTCGGGCGGTTTAGAATACGGCGCTATTCGTAAAAAAACAATCGAAGTCGGAGATGCGGACGGAGAGAAAAGGCAACTAACTATTACAAGCAATTTGCCTGGAACGATTTTTAACGAATTAAACGCGGGAGAAGAGCCTATCTCGTTTAACACTCAACGCCCAAATGTCAACTTCGCAAGTTTTCAAGACGCTATTATCGATACTATCGCAAGCAGTATCGGACTACCTCCCGAGATTTTGCGTTTAAAATTTCAAAATAATTTTTCGGCATCGAGACAAGCTAATAACGAATTTTCTGTATATTTACAAAAGCGGAATTATTTATTCGCTCAAGAATTCTTACAAAAAATATACGAAGAAAAAATTATTACTGCTGTTTTAAACGGCGATTTGGAAGCTAAAGAATTATATCAAGCTATTATTAATAACGATATAAAAACGATAAAGGCTTGGACTAAAGCGAGCTGGAGCGGTATCTCTCGTCCGAGCGTTGATATACAAAAAGATGTAAACGCTATGGTAAACGCGATAGAATACGGGCTTGTAACGCGCGATTATGCATGCGATAGAATAATGGGGAAGAAATTTGCGGATGTGGCGCGAGAGTTAAAAAAAGAAAAAGAACTCATGGAAAAATTAGGAATTAGCTCAAAAGATTTAGAAACGGTTTCGGGCATTCCGATTATCGATGACGATAGCGCTAAAGACGATAACGATGATGAAGATGAAAATAATTTAAATAATAAAAAACAATAAAAATAATAAAGAATAATAAAAGTAGGAGCTTAAAAAATGCAAGACTACAAAGAAGAATTTAGTTATACTAATAAAGAAAGTTTTCCTAACACGCGCGCGGTAAACTCAAGCGGTCCTGGAAATCGAGATGGCACGGAATTTAAAAAAGAATTGGTAAACGATGTTTGGGTTTATAATCAAGCGTTATTAGTAGAAGCTGGAATGACGCCGAACGGGATTGAGGACTCTCTTGAAAATAATCAAAAAATTCAAGCGCTCAAAAAAATAATAAAGTCGA